GTGTCTTGACGGGCAAGTGTATGCCTTATGGATGTGTAGAGGTCGTTATCAAATTGAAAGAACCATCCCTGAAGTTGTACGAGGGAGAGGTTGGAGATCGTATTGTCATGCGGTTGCAACCTAATCCTCACTTGGACATTAGGATGGACATCAAATCTCCAGGTCTCAATGAAGATTTGGAACTTGCTACGCTATCCCACAACTATCCTCAGGACAGAGCGGTTGATGGATATGAAAAACTATTGAAGGATGCAATTTGCAGCAATCAATCTAATTTCGTTCACGCCGATGAGGTCATGGAGTCTTGGAGGATTGTAGATGATCTACTTTGCACTGGTGATAGTTGTCCCATACGCACTGCTCCTTACGTGTATCGTGAGGGTTCGTGGGGACCTATGCATAAGGTTGACCAAATTACCAAATGGGACTATCCAGCGTAATGGAGAGTAACGATAAGAGGGAGTTCTACAAGGGACTCAGAGAAAGGATCAAACAACTTAGAATGGAACATCTTTTTGAAGAACCTTGCCCTCTTTACGAACCAGAGTGGGAAGAGGATTACTGTTGGGATTGTAGATTGACTTACGACTACGATGAGGAAGACTAATGTCACACGTACAACTGTTTGTTAGATCTGTCATGCAAACTCCATGGTGCCTAGGTGTCATGGGGTTCTTCCTTGTATTCGTTCCCATCATCGGAATGTATTTGGTGCATAAGTATAAGTGGGAACATTGGGAACCTTTCAGCAAACATGGATGACAATCTACCTGACTATACAGTAGATATGCACATAGATGACGTGCGTATTCTGTACAAATCTGTGTCATATTTCTTAGAAAGATGGCCAGGTGGTGACACGGAAGAGCAAGAACAGTTAGTTCACATGAAAGGATTGTTATATAGAATGATACTTGATTATCAGTTCCATGAATCTTCTCCTCCGCCCTCTTGACGATATAAACGATCCAGTATGGAGTGTGATCATTTCAATTATTATTCTTTTGATTGGTGTTTCGTGGGTCATTAGATATATACTACTAGTTGACACCAGAGAGGCACAAGATCATGGGAGCGATGACACCCCCAAGTCGGAAGAGTTGTTACAACTTCCGAGTAGTGGAGATCAACAGAGTAGTTGACGGAGACACGATAGATGTTACGATCGATCTTGGATTCGATCTCTTCAAAAAGGAGCGAGTCCGCGTTGCAGGAGTCGATACTCCAGAGAAAAGAACAAGAGATCTTGAGGAGAAAGCACTCGGAATCGACGCTACCAATTGGATCAAGGACAAACTCGAAGGTGCTATCACTGGCGACGATGACCTTGTTATTCGTACTGAGCTTGTTGGTGGCATGGGTAAATACGGAAGACTTCTCGGATGGTTATATGTCGGAGACTCAAATGTCTCGCTTAACGAACAAATGATTGACGAGGGATACGCTTGGGCGTATGATGGTGGGACCAAACAGAAAAACTTCAACGAATTAAAAGAGATTCGCAGGAGACTAGGAACATATGAGACGATTCAATGAACTAGTTTTAAATATCACTGTCGCAATTATAGACTACCTGTATAAAGGTAGAGACTATCCACGTTTTTGGGTGCTTGAGGAGATAGCTCGGGCACCCTATTTTGCTTTCTTGAGTGTGCTACATCTCCGTGAGTCTATGGGATTGAGGGGACCAGAGCACCTTTACCTAATGAAAGAACACTTCGATCAGAGCGTCAATGAAACAGAACATCTTGAATACATGGAAAGCAGGGGTGGTAATCGTTATTGGATCGATCGTGCTTTTGCCAGACACCTCGTACTCTTATATTATTGGGTTAACGTGGTTTATTATTGGGTGGCTCCTCGCTCTGCTTATCATCTCTCCTACGAAGTAGAGATTCATGCAGCAGAAACCTATGCAAAGTATCTTGCTTTGAATGGTCCCGATGAAAAGATCCTTGAGATCTTGAACGATGAACTTCATCACTCAAAAGAACTGCAGGAAGCAATGGAGATGATCAAATGAGTCTTTTGTTTGTAATTACTTTTATGGCACTGCTTATTTCTGGAATGCAACTAACATGGGCAGGTAGATACCGTGGATGACAAAGAAAAGGAAAAGCAAAAAAGAATAAAAGAAGTAGCAAAGCATCTTCATCCTCACGATGATGAACCAGATCCTACTGCTTACATGGGGAACTATAATTTTCCTCAGATGTTATTTGCTTTTTGTCTTGGGTTTGCAACCATGTTTGTTCTAGCGGTAGATGAGATAAATGACTTTAAAGGATGTCCACTCCCAGAATATTTTCAGAACGAGGTTAAAGGATGAGACAATCAGTAATACTAATTGCATGTTTTACACCTCTAGTCATAATCTACATAGTAATGAAATTCGCTGTGTGGATCTCTGCCGTAAATGCTGAACAGGATTATGTCAGAAAAGAACCTTTACGAAAACGAGGACCCTTTGTGGAGAACCCATATGAGGATGTTGATGAAGAGGAAGAGGAGTATGGAGATCGCACAGACTATCGATGATGCTCTAGAGGAGTGGTACTCTGAACGTGGACTACCAGTTCCTCAGTGGAAATCAAAAAGAGATCCTGATTGGTGGATTGAATACTTAGAAGAATTAGGAGTTGACCCAGAGAACCCATGAGTTATTATGATACAGTGAGATCTTCTTATGATCTTGGACCTGGATTTAAGAAAGAACTACACACAAAGGATTTAGATAATGATTGCTCTACTTACTGGATTGACCCTAACGGTTGTCTTTATCACCTTGACTACTCGCACACCCAATCAATAAAATTTGGTGAGCATAATTTTGAGTTGATAAAATCTAATAAAGGTAGAGTGTCTCCTTGTATTTTTTCTGGTGAGATTGAAGTCTATCCTGCAAAGTGGCCTGTGTTCTATGCTCCTACACCCACTTGCAATATTGTATTTGAGCGTGGTATCATAGCAGAAGTTAAGAAGTAAGGATGTTAGTAAGTGATTTCATTGCGGTTTGGGAACGTGCTGTTCCACCAGTGTTTTGTGATAAGTTAATTAAATTTATTGACAACTCAGAACTATCTCCTCCAGTCGGTAAGAATGGAGCAGACAGAGAAGACTTGTCCATATCTATTGTTCCTATTGAAGACTCTGATGTATTTCAGGAGAGCACAGACCTCTACTACATGGTAGATAACATCCTTCAACCTGCACTAGAGCAATATCTAATTAAGTATGGAGCATTGCAGGTGTCAGACTACATAAATGGAGAAGTCAAACTACAAAAGACTGGTCCTTGCGGTGGGTATCATAAGTTCCACGCTGAAAATGTAGGTGAAACTAATGCTAGACGTGCCCTGGTCTGGATGATCTATCTCAATGACATTCCAGAGAACGAGGGAGAGACTGAGTTCCTATATCAGAAGAGAAGAATCCAACCCAAGAAAGGAACGTTAGTTATCTGGCCAGCAGGGTTTACCCATACTCACAGGGGCAATCCAGTTTATACAGAAGACAAGTACATCGCTACAGGATGGTTTTATTTTGCAAGAAAATCCTAATCCAGATGCAGTTCCCTTGACACTGAGTCTGATTTTTATTATGATATGTACGCTAGCGGTCATCGCCGCTGGTTATTTTCATGGTAACATGCATCTACTCACCACATTGAAGAACGCTCACTCATGAAAGAGTTTGATTATGACCTCGATTACAAAAGACTTGACTTTACAGATGAAGAAACTCGCAAACTTTATCGTATTGGAAGGGGAGAGCAAGGAGTGTTATTGGTACGCCCTTACACTAACGACATATGCGCTCATTGGAGGTTCGTAAATGAAACTGCGGCTCACAAATCTTCTAATAAAATATACGAAATGTTCTGTGACTACAAGTCCAGACAGGATTTCATTGGTATGGACATGGCTCGGAAGTTCCTTGAGATGGGATTTACTCGCGCCAGACGGTATGCTAATCATCCTTCGGGGAAAAAATATGACGCCGAGGGTAATTGCACACCACAGTCAGCAGAATGGCGCGACTGTGAAAAGGCTAGGTCCGCAACCATCTTCAAAGAGAAGAGAGACCTGGCAGCTAAAGATCCGATTTACATGGAGATGAGGAAAGAGTGGAGAGCAGCGGAATGAACTTAGAAATTATTAGAGGACTCCAAGAGGGTCAGGATGTTATTGACGGAAAGCAAATAGAACCATATTGTAAAGAGGTAAATTACTTTGATTTTATTGTCAATCATAAGTTAGATGATGATACTCTTGGTAAACTGATTGAGATCCAAGACGAGGTATTTAATAGTAAGAAGCTTCCACATCAAGGAACTCTTGCTGGAAATATTGAGCATGAGTATCAATTATCAGATGAGCAGGAAAAAGTTATCGTACCAACGGTAATTGACTTGTGGACCAAATCTCAGAAGATTGATTGGGATGGGGAGTGGTTGAGTAATTCCTGGGTCAACTTCCAGAAGAAGCATGAGTTCAATCC